CCTCGAACACCGGTGGCTGATGGTTTCGGTCGTGATATAGACCCGCCCCCAGCGCCTTGTGTTCCTGCATTGTGTCGGGCACGCTGGGCACGCTGTGCGTCAGCACCCATGGCGTTATACTGTTCTGCGGGAATTCCAAATCTAAGTGCCATTTAGGTGACTCCTGCCTGGGGCTTACGCACTCGGCCTATGGGCTTGTAGACGGCGGTGGTACTGCGGATGCTCATGCTCTCACTCAAGCCGCTGTTGAGGTATTCAAACTGTAGACTCGGATCGTAGCCATTGAGGTCCGTGTCTTCATGTCCTAGGAAGCCGCGACTTATAGAGTCCGTGCCGATTTTAAAAGACCCTATGGCTGCAGAACCGCCACCCTGGTTGAAGGTGGACGAGTCACTGGGAATGCCCGGAGACGTGAAGGACACCGTTACCGTATGGTCCCCAAGAATATCGAAGCCGTGTCTGGCATAGAGCCACCGCAGCAAGACGTCGGTGCCCTCCGGTGGGCTTGCAGAGGTTGTGAAGAAGGATTCCATGGCGTTGGTGGCCGTGCCGTTAGTGTCATTGAGGCCCGTCTCATGGGTGTAGAGGAAGCCGTCGGAGATGTCCCCGGAGTTTATGACCCTGTCTATGACACCCGCACAGTTGAACTCCTCATTGAGTCCCGCCAGCCACGGAGGGTAGAAGATATTCCGCAGGTAGTCGTAGACGAGGATGATGTTCATATTTGTCTGCGTGCCACCTACGGCTGTAGCCATGGGAAGGTAGAACCACACTTCATTCAAAAGCTCGTAGTGGTCGGCAAAGCACTGACGCAGCCTGTCTTTATCCAGGAGGTCCCAGAACCTGTCGCCGTCAAGACGCCCCGATATCTTCAGGGAGTCCACACCATTGAAGGCGTAGATGCCGTCTTTCCTGACATAGACTTGAAGCTCTCCCTTGTCGGGTATCTGCACCGTAACTATAGACCTTCCACTGATGGTACCGGCATTCCCTCGCTTCTTCTTGCGGTAGGGAGTGATGGCGTTGCCTGTAGGCAGAAGACCCGTAATGGCCTTCTCGGAGTGGACGGCCAGCATGTCGCCTATGGATTTTACGCCCGTTATAATCTCCCCGATCTGGAAGAAGGAGAGGGCGTCCCATAAGTCTATGTTGGCGATGTCGGAGTGCCAGATTTCATCAGTGCCCGTTGAGGTGTTGGCCATCCACACCCTGTTGTCAAAGAACTCCACCCACTTGGCCCACGTAAAGCGTGAGTCTACATCCATGGCCGCGACGTTGCCACCCGCCGCCGTCCACTTCATCATGTTGTCGCCAGAGACGCCGTTGGTGAAGAGGTGTGTGCCATTGGCATCAGCGTGGCTGAAGGTGTTGTCGTCTCCCGCCGTGATGGTCATGGTCGAAGACCTGTCGGTCCACGTACCTGAAACCCCTTCATAGAACTTCGTCCCGTTGATGGCGAACTCCCGTGACGTGGTGTCATTGAAGAAGTGCTGCCCACAGGCCGTATATGCCGCACCCCCACCTATGGCGGTTCCGTTGTAGGGCGTTGTCCCTTGTCGAGATTCGCCCTCACCACCCTTGCCGACGCGTACGTCCTGCCCCCCAGACATCTCTGCCTGGTGTAGCTCCTCGGGGGGGAGGCTGTAGTTTACGCCCAAATGCCACGGGCCGTAGATATGGGGTCTACCGGGTATTGGCATCAGCCTAAAGTTCCCGAGACGTTGAGTAAGGCAATCTGTGGGAAGGGACTGTCACGTCTGGGGAGTCGGAAGGACTCGTTGCCGTCCGTCTCGCCGTCGATCTTCTTCATGGCCCTTACCTTCTGTCCGTAGCTGTCAATCTCTTCCTTCTCGCCTACAGCATCGCCTTTCTCGCCCTTGTACCTGCCTGTTGCCCAGTCTATGACGGCAAACTGTGCGTCTTCGGGCATAGTCGGCAGGAGGTCTGTGGTGTCGTTAGATGATGTCTTGTTGCCGATGCTGGCGAAGTACCGGTATGTCACAGTCTCACTGGAAGTATCTGGTGTCGGGACAAGGTCTACATCCCACGCTCCCGTTGAGGCGTTTTTGCCGATGATGTACACCCCCCGTGCGGCTCCCGAGGCGTTGGAGTTGGGGTCGGACCTGTCGGCTTCCTGAACATTTATGATGTCCATCAAGACGTCGTCGGTGGTATGCCGAAAAGACAGAGGCCTTCCAACATCAGCGGCAAGGCTGTAGCTGCGGGTTCCCGATGTCAGTGTCAGGGTGGCCTGCTTGAAGAGCCACTGCCACTCGCGCTCACCCGAGAGCTTTACGGCCCCTTCATTCCAGTACTGCCGTGCTCTGTCTACGAAGGGCGTAGATGAGGTATTGAGTCCTGTCCTTGCAAGGACGAGGACGAGGGACTCTGCTAGGGTAAGGCTCATAAGGTTGTCTCTTATGAAAGAGTAGAAGACGCACTAACTATGCCGCTGAGAAGTCCCACAACACCGCCTTCTTTGTTGTTCCTCCGGCGGTGCCGATGATGCATAAATCTCCATCATCTCCCGTTGACCCCGTGCCATCAGAAAGCCACAAGTTCTGTTTGCCTTCGGGTGGGTCTGGGGGGTCTGATATCCTCTCCGTGAGACTCAGGACAGTAAAGAGCAGAAGGGTTCCATCGCCCGTATACGAATCGGCGTCCATATTCCCCTGCACCTCACGGTCTCCCGCCCGCGTGAGGAACTGTCGGTCCTGCTGATGCCTGTCGGGGGTCTCTTCGGGCATCTACATCTGGGCTACTGCTGCCAGCTCCTGAGTATTCTCGGTCTCGGGGGCCACAAGTTTCGGGACTTCACCCCGCTCCTTGTAGGCCTCCATGGCATCGGGGAGCATGTCTTGGTTCATCTTGATGTCATTGAGGAAGGCCTGCTTGAAGAGAAATTCGGCAATCCGTCCATCGTCCGTCAGGGGCCTGCCGTATGTCTCCTTCCCGATGTGTGCCTCGCCGCCACCCGTGCCGCCGTAGTTGGCGTACACCCAGTCGGGGCACCCCGGCGTCCACGGCACGAACTCTCCTGTAATGGGGTCTATGACGTCTGAGTGTGAGGCTCCCCCCGTGGCGTGCGCGAGACCTCTGACAATGTCGTTGCTGACGTTGATCTTGGTGCGCTTGAGGCTCGGAATGGCGTTCCCTGCCTTGGCGACAGCCGTGACATTGGCCATACCGGCGTTGTGGTTCTGTGCCATGGCGGCCATCTTCTGGTCCACCTCTGCAAAGCGGCGGTCTACCTGCTCCTGCATCTCAGTTTCGACCTTTGCCCGCTCGTCAGCCCGCACCTCGTCGTGTGTGGGTGGCCCCTTCTTCTTCGGGGTGTCTACTGCGCTGTCGTAGTCTTGAGTTTCTGTGCTCATAAAACTCCCTTTGGTTTTAGTGCTGGGGGAAGGCGGGAGGTATTAATGCAAGTCCTCCCCCCAGCACCGTTTGTCCCCTCCCTAACGGGTGTAGGGACTATTAGATGAAGACTACCGGACAGGTCACGGGACTCCCAGAGTCTGCCGCCAGTGCCTTTGCGAAGACGAGGTCTTCCTCGCCTGCGGCCATCGTATCGGCCTCACCGTTCACGGAGTGTCCGATGATGCTCTCCCCTTCCGCCACGGAGCCGTCAGAACGGACGGTGCCGGAGGTGCCGGGGACGCACAGTTGCACCCAGGCGTAAGGTGCCGCCGAGATGTCCACGGTGCCGATAGCGATGGCTCCCACCGAAGACCCGAGGCCCGAGCCTCCCGTGAAGTCGTTGGTGTAGCTGTTGCCATTCGTGGCTGCGGGATAAAGACATTCGTTGATGGCAATGTCGGCGTCCACGATCAGCACGAACTTGTAGAACTTACCGGCATCCACAACCACGTCACCCAGCGTTGCAACAGGCAGGTACGTCGTAGATGTGTATGTAGCGGTAAGGGATGCGGTAATCTGATCTATACCTGGCATGGTTATTTTCCCTATGCGACTTAGGTCATCGCGGTGATAACACCGAGGCGACGAGGGTTGGAGGTTGTCATCTGCCCACCGAAGACTACGTGTCCGACTTTGGCGTGCTGGAAGGTGTTCTGCACAAAGGGCGTCTTCGCGAAGTTGAGGTTGCTCATGATCTTGAGCTTCAGCCACTTCGTGTTGAGCAGATACATGTGGTCAGCGAGGGTGTCCCGATCCGAGAAGATGACGGCCTTCTTGAAACGGGGGTCACCAGGCTCACCAAGAACATCTGACTTTGAAGATCCATCTACGAGGTTCGTATAACCCTGGGACATGCGTGAGGACTCGACGTCGCTAATGATGTCGAGGGGGCATACGATCATGTCGGGCTGGTCCGCGCCGGAGGAGCAGTTGTTGTAAACCTGCGTGACGAGGTCCCAGCCATTGAAGACGTTCGCCGTCGTCTGCGTCAGGAAAACGGTTGCCGTGGTGTCTACCTGGTTGCGCCATCCCGTGACGTTGGCCCTGTTGATACCACCTAGGGTTCCCGACGTGGGGGCGTCAGCGACGATGTCCTGGAGGCCCAGAATTTCCTTGGAGCCTGCAGATCCGAACATGCCCGCAGAGACGGAGTCCCTGACGGTGAGCATGGACTGCTCCTGCTTGGCCGCCAGGAGCTTCCTGCTGCCTACGGCGTTGCTCTCTGTCTCTTCCGTCAGGGAAATCGTGACGGGTGTTGAGAAGTAGCGTGGGGGAAAGAAGGCTGCCGTGATGCCGCTTACTGCGGCCTGATTCACGGTGTCGTAGCCCGAGAACCAAGTGCCGCTGTTCTTGGCGTACATCACATCTTCCTGAAACTCTTTTCCGCCGTCTTCAATTTCTACCTTGCCGCGCTTCTTGAGTGCCGCGAGGAAGGGGTATTCATCAAAGATGATGTCCGAGAAGCGGCCTCGATTTTTTCGCATCGAGAGTGTCCACGCCGCATCCCATGTTTCCGTAGTTGCTGATGGATAAGGCATCCTGTATTCCTGTCAGGTTACGCCTACCCCCCGTTTGCTTGCAAAGCTGATTAGGTGTTGAAAAGTTTCTCTATGTCTGCGTCCGTGGGTGTTGATCTGTTGTCGGGTGTAAGTCCTGAAGTAGCCCGAATGCCTCCGGCTGTACCAAGAGCATCGGCCCGTGCTGCTGCTGCCTGAGCATCTACGGCGGCACCGTCTGCGGCAGCCTTGCCCGTATACAGGGCGGTGAGGCTGTCTACAGTGTGTGGATTGCCGTCCAGGCGCGTGCGACCACGCATATCACCAAAATTCTCTATGGCTTTATCCGTGTTATCCTTGCCATGGGCCGTTACGGCGGCATCGTATTCGTTGTTGTAGACCGTAGACTGCTGGCCTTCAACGTACTCCGTGGAGGCTCCCGTCTGCCACTTCAAAGCCTGGATTTCGGAAGTGAGGGCCTGCACCTGTCTTGCCAAAGGGTGGTTGTCGATGACCTCCACGACGGTATTGAGACTTTGCAGTGCCTGTGGCGTGCTGTTGGTATTGTCTACCCCCAGTGAATGCGCCACTGCTGCTGCGTTTTGTCCCGATATGGCCGTTGGCGATGGTGCGGATTCAAGCTCTGCGATGCGTGCTTGTGCATTCAGAAGCTCGGTCTCGTAGGTGTTGACCTCCCCGATTTTATCGGATACTCCACTGGACATCTCCCGTGAGCGCCTCTGAAATATTGCTGCTGCTGGGCGCATTGCTTCTGGAACGAGAGCCAAGTCTCCCGTCTCTCCGTTCCATGTTTCTGGGTCGAAAGCGGGTGTGTCGCCGGGTGCCGGTGTGCCCACGCTCTCGGGTCCTTCGTCAGGTGTACCACCCAAGGTCCTGTCGAAATCATCGAGTTGTGGCTCCTGCACGTCTGCGGTTCCGTTTTCTTCTGCCATCTGTTGCTCCCCTTTTTGTTTATAAGAACGCTTCCCGTACTTGCTCGTCCGTTGCTATGTCTGCGAGTTGCCGCTTGCGTCCTGCTGCGGCTTTGTTGTTCTCAAGTTGGTCTTTGCGCCACTGCCTGTTCCCCCCTACGGGGTCGTCGGCTTCCTCCATGTCGTATTCCTTGCAAAGCTGACGGTAGTGGTCTGCGGACTCTATCTTTATGTCCGTGCCGAACTGGGGGTGGTGGCTGGCACTGGCATTCCCCAGAATCTCCGTTAGGCTGCGCTTCTTGTTGAAGGCCTTGCGCCACGTCTGATGCATGTGCTTGCCACAGGCTTTGCAGACCTTGTATCTGGGGACGTCTGCGGCCCTGTAGAAGAGGTTCTCCATCTTTTCGCCGCATACGCATTCAAAGGTGTGAAGTGGCACTACAGGTCTCCCAGGGCCTTCCTGACGGCTGATGCCTTGTCGGCGGTGAGGGTTGAGAGGTCGGCGGTAAAAGACCCCGCAGGGGCCTTCACCCATACCCTGTTGCCGTTCTCATTGACATCTCTGGTGACGTTGTGGACCGTGAAGGTCTCCGTGTTCGACTTCGGAGCCACTGCTGCCTTCTTAGCCTTTGCCATTCTTCTTCTCCTTGAGCTTCGCTTTTACTTTGGATTGTATGGCTGCTGCGAACATCAGATGACCCCCGTGTCTTTGTCTTGCGACTGTATGAGGTTGGCGGTCGTCTGGGCGTCAGACCTGACTTTGGAGGTGATGTCCGTGGGGGTCATCTTGTCGGGTTTGGATACAGCCACGGGGCCGCCGGTGCCCGCAGACTCTTCGTCTATGCGTTGCTGGTGTGTCTGCAGGTGCGCCTGCAAGGACTGCATGGCTATCTGCTGTAGCTGTGGCTGTAGATTCCTGAATTCGGGCATCCCCTGCACAGCCTCGGGGTCCTGGACCTGCATGTGTGTCTGGTGGTCTTCGCCCCTGACGGAATCGGGTATAGGCTGGCCGATAAAGGCGTAGTTGATGAGTTCAAATTGTGCCGAGCGCGTGGCGTCGGTGTTGTAGTCGTCGCGCATGAGGCCTTCGGGGTCGGAGATATCCAGAGACTCGGCGGCTCTGAGGAGGAGCTTGCGCTGGTCTATGAGGGGGTTGTTTATAAACCTGTCTACGAATGCCAGGTTGGTGTCCCTCTTCTTCTGCTCCGACAGGGGTGTCATGCTCTCGGCTATGATGTGGATCTGCCGCTTTACTCGCAGCCATCCCTCGCCCACGGCGATATCGGGGGAGACGTTGCCCTTGCGCGACAGGGTATCCAGCCACGCTTTGTTTTCATAGCGGGGGTCGGCCTGTATGTCGAGCATGGCTCCTATGCCCCATGCGTAGGCGTCTTGGGGTACTGTCTGCATGGAGGCTCTGTTGAGTTCTGCGGGTCCTGCGGAGATTGCGGACTCCGTGGCTGTACGTCCTCCGGGGGCATCTACGTTTATGAGGTGCTCCTCGTCGGCCTTGGCATCGCGCTCCAGGAGTATCTGGTCGGGCTGTGGGCTTCCCCAGTCTACGCCTACGACGACGTCGCGGATGCTCTTGCCTTGTGGTACCGTTACGGGGAGCATGGAGCCGTCACCGGACATCTTGAGATCCTGGGGGAACTGCGGGTTGTTTTCCTTGGCGTCATTGTCGATGAGAGTGATGCGCTTGAGGCGTTGGAGGTTGTCGGCGCGACGACTTTGGCTTTCCATCGTCAGCTTCTCGACTTCCTCCTCATAGGATGCCAGGGGTTCTCCATAAAACTTGTCGGACAGGTCGAAGGAGTCCGTGTAGTAGGGAAGACCCCCTTCTATGATGAACTTTGCCCCGGAGGGTCTTGTGTATTCTATGTCCTTCTCTTCGCCCTTTTGGTTCTTTGCCTTCTTGGCTTCGGCTTCAAGGAAGGGGTGGTTTATGTTCTCAAGTACCAATCCCGTCGTCTTGCCGTCCTGGCGACCGCCGAGTATGAGGAACTTGCGGTGTCCCTTCATGCGGTCGTGGATTTCGTAGCACGTCGTGAGTCTCTGGAGTTGGCGGGCCTTCTCCATCTCCGGTTGAGCTTCTTTGTCTTCACCACCGAAGGTCTCTTCAAACATGGTGGACTTGTTGTCTTTCTCGAATGCTGCAAGGAGGGACTTGGCGTGCTTGAACCTCGGAGACTCCATGAGGTATGCGAGGGGGACGTCCATCTCCTCGATGATGTTGGGTGTAGACTTGTAGTCGTGGGGCAGGGTTCCTGGCTCCACGAAGACTTTTGTGGGGTCTACGCGCTGGAACTTCGTAAAGCCCTCGATGTCTCTGGTGCTTATTACTCCTGATACGGAGTCTGCGGCCAGCTCTATCTTCCACCACGGCCTGTAGCAGAATATGGTATCTAAAAGTCCCTGGCGTACGTGGGGCTTCATGTCCATGCGCTTCATGCCGTCGTTGCCTGCAAGCTCCAGGGAATCTTCGAGGCCGAGGCCTACGCGCTCTTCGTCTTCCAGGGTTATGAATATCTTGGGGTACTTCAGGGCTATGCCATTGACGATCTTGCGGACCATGGGGTAGAGTCTGGAGATTTTCACAATCTCATTCTCTTCGAGGCCGGCAATCGCTATGCCCTTGAGTTCATAGCGCCGCTGCAGCTCCCTCCACCTTACGTGGTGGCGCTCCATGAGCTTCTTTCTGTTTTCGATTGTGGAGAACCAGAAGTTCTGCTCGGCATCGGACATGGGGATCTGTTCAGCCATTTATCTTCACCTGTGACAGGAATGATGTCGAGCCGAAAATGTTTTGGCGCGTCTTCTCGTGACCAGTCATGCCAGCCTCGTAACTGCGTGGTCTTTGGGTTTCAGGGAGTCGATGATGTGCTGTCCCGTGTTGGGGCCGTAGTGCATCTTCGCAGACTGCACAGAGGGGGCACGTACCATGGCCATGCGTCGTCCCAAGAGTGAGCCGTTGTCTACCTGGTCGTCGTGTTTCCCGTTGGGAAACCGGAGGTGTTCGTGGATGAAGTCTTCGGTCCATGAAGATTTGGGGAGGTGGACTTTCCCTCGGGCGCAGTGTGCCCGGTAGGCTGTGGCCTTGGACTTCTTGTCACCGGCAGCAGACAGAGTTTCGACGTAGACGTTGATGTTGCGCTCGTCCATCTGCTGTATGATATGAGTCGCATAGTTCCAGTCTATTTTCTCGACAAGGGCCTCATGGGGTTTGTGTTCTTGGAGCATGTCACAGAAGACGCGCCCTGAGATGTCGGGGGTGCATACTTCCGACCATCGGTCTACGAGGTACCAGTCGTTGTTGTGGTCTACATCCCAGGCGCATATGACTGAGGAGTCGGAGTTGTTTTTGTCGGTGTATGAGAAGTCGGCGGTCAGATACCGCGTAGACCCCCAGGGGCTTCCGTTGTGTTCTTGAAACCAGTCTCTTTGAAATTCTATGCCCTCATCGGGTGCGGGGTTTTGCTGGTGTAGGGCCGCCCAGTCGTAGGGGGGCATGTACTTCCTTTTCTCTTCGTAGTCTTCTCTTCCGTAGCGGCTGCCTCCCACGGCATCGCAGAGGAACTCCCCCTTCTTGCGTCCGAGGATGTCGTCGTCGGATGTTGCTTCGGAGGGGATGATGAGGACTTCCCACAAGTGTCCCTGCTGCTCCAGAAGCCTTCCAACGAGGCCGTCGTCGTGCCACCTTGTACACGGGATGATGATGGTCCCTCCCGGTGCCAGTCTTTCCCTGAATACGGAGTGATACCATCGCCAGAGGTCGTTTCTGACTATCTCTGAGTCCGCTTCTTTGCGGTCCTTGAAATAGTCATCGATAATCATGATGTCGCCCTTACGACCTGTGAGTGCCGTGCCGACACCGGCGGCGTAGTATGTGCCCTTCTTCTTGCCCTTGTGTTCAATAGACCACTTGCTCTTGGCTTGGGAGTCGGCAGAGAGGTTGATGTCCTCGAAGAGCATCTGGAATTCCGGGGACTTGACCCTGTCGCGCACCATCTCTCCGTATTCATCGGCCCTGTCGCTGTTGAAGGCACAGCCTATGACGTTGAGCGTGGGGTCCTTGCCCATGCAGTAGGAGGCGAAGTCCTCGGATACGGACATGGTCTTGCCGTGCTGCGGGGGCATGTTGATGATGACCCTCTTGGTCTCCCCGGCAAGGACGCGCTTTAGGAGGTTGTTGATGACCGTGACGTAGGACCACTCCTGGTAGTCTTCGTGTATGAAGGCTCGGTATCTGGAGAAATCTTCTATGGCCAGCCTGCGCCTGTAGGCTTCCTTCTTCCATAGTACGGTTTCTTCAGGTGAGAGCATCTACTTCGCACCTCTGCGTTTGCTATCAGCCTTTGTGGAGGCGGCCTTGCGTCTGGCTTCAAGCCTCTTGTTGAGTGCTGCCTGTTTCTTGCGCGAAGCTGCCTTGGCTTCGTCAGGCATATAATACGTAGCTTCTCCAGGCATCAGCTGCTCCCGAGTTCGGTTTCTTCAGGACTGAGGGCCATTCTGCGCTCTCTGTGGTATTTGGGAGGCACCGCCAGCAACGGCTCCCGTGATGCCGAGGATTCTGAGTATCTCCAAGTCTGCGGGGTCGAAGACGACGTAGTTGCTGGTGCCCTGTGAGGCGACCCACTTCTCTGCGGCTTCGCGGGTCTGGAAACTCTCAGATACCTTTCCGTAGTCTTCTGTGCGATTGCTTCGTGCCGCATACTTATTGCCATCCATGACTATCGTGTGTGTATCCCGGCTTCCTTGGTCGGCGTATTTGATGCCCTTGATGCCCTTCTGCTTCAGGAACTCAGAGCGACGCTTGTAGTCCATTAAGTGGTTTCGTGTTCCAAACTGATACCAGTCTCCGCCATGTTTGTCTTTAACCGCGTCCCATGTTTCACCCCCCCACCCATCAACGCCGTCGCGCAATGCTTTTTGCACCTTCTCCGACTGCTGCGACAGGGGCTTGTCCCACAGCAGGAAGTCTTCGTCGGCAGCCTTCAGAGTTGCTTTGTAGATATTCCCCTTGTCTGCGGCTGACACAGACGCTTCCCCTTTATCTATCGCATCAATTACTCGCCGTAAGCCCGGTTCTTGAAGCAACCTTCTGACAAGACTTTCTTTCAAGTCTGCTGTCGCTAAATCTGCGGGTGTATTAAATGCAGGACGCAATTCATGGAGAGCACCTTGAAGGAAATCTACAACATCAGACTCTACCCCAGGGCTTGTCACTATCTCCCTTTTCCCCTCGGACA